GACGGCAGCGAGGGAGACTGGATGATGTATGAGCCGTTTTACTGGAGCAAAGGCATCAACGATTATTTGAACAACAAGAAGTACGCCTGCTACAGCAGCTACCCGGAGGACGAAATGCCCCCTGTCCCGGAGGCGACAGTACTGACGCTGGATGCCATCAAGGAAACGCAGGGCGGCTGGCTGGGTGAACGCAAGATCATGAGCGGAAAGCCCACGCTGAAGGAATCCTATACGACGGACAAGGCCTATTCGGTATGTAAGGTGGACGTAGCCGGCTACAAGCGCGTGCGCTTCCCGAGCGTTCCAGGAACGGGGCTTATCGGCAGTGTGTTTGTGGATGATGCAGGAAACATCCTGAAGAGCATCGTGGTGCCGACCATCGGCTTGAAGTTTGAAGCCGGCATGTATCTGATAGCAGACGTTCCGGAGCGTGCGACCGCTCTGCATTTCTCCATTCTGAACACGGCTGAGTTTGACCATGTGGTACTGAGCCACAGCGACAAGATAGAGGACATGGAACCGGATTGGGTGGCCAACGAAGAGCATCTGTGTGCTGTTGTGGGCAGTTCGGTAGTGGGCAGCAAGCTGCGTGCCTGCATAACCGGAGCTTCGACCACGGCAAGCATGACCTGGACGGACTTCCACTATTACAGCCAGCAGCGGGGCATGCAACAGATAGATGCGCTGATGCACAGCCGCATTGCGAATCTGAGCTATGCACGGTACGGGCGTAGGGACATGCAGGAACAGTGCGGTGCCGGACAGCATACCAACAACCGAACAACAGGCGGGACGGCAGAGCATGGGATGACAGATACCATCGGCTACGATGAAGCGTATGCCGTCAACAACAAAATCACGAATTCGCTGGCTGACGGTCTGGTGCACCAGTATGCCTGGTATAAGAGCCGTGACGAATACGGACAGGCAACCGTAGTGCAGGTGAACAATATCTGCTGCCTGGGCTATGAGGACATCTACGGCAACAAGTATGACATGATGGACGGCGTGGACCTGCCAAACGACAGCGGCAACGTGGGCAAATGGCGCATCTGGATGCCGGACGGCACGGTGCGCTGGGTGCAGGGCAAAACGGCCAGTGACCAATGGACAACAGGCGTGGCACACGGCAAGTATATGGACCTGGTTCCGGTGGGTAATCTGAACGGATCGTCTTCTACCTACTATACCGATAAGTACTGGATAAGCACCGCTATAGTCCGTGTGGTCTGTCGCGGGTGCCACCATGCGAGCGCGTATGGCGGTGTGTCGCATGCGTATGCGAGTTACGATGCTTCGAGTACGCATGCGAATATCGGCTCGCGTCTGGCCTTCCGCGGCAAAATCGTCCGGGCGCAAAGCGTGGCAGCGTATAAGGCGATACGCGAGGTGGCGTAAGCGCAAAGCGCCAAAGCGTGGAGCGAAGCGACTAAAACGAAAGAACGGGATTCGGATGGTTTCCGAATCCCATTTAAAAGGTATTCAAATACCGGCGAAGCCGGTCGATTTTTTTAGAATTAAAGACAGAATCGTTATGGGAACAGTTATTGATTTCTTGAGAGAAAGTAACCGATGGAAGCATCTGTTAGGCGGATTCCTTATAGGTTTATTGGGAATGCATCCAGTGGTAGCCCTGTATGCAAGTGCTGTGGCAGCTTCCTGTTTGGAACTGAAGGATAAGCAGCATGGTAGCTGTTGGGACTGGATAGATTGGGGATTAACCGTGTTGGGCGGTGCTTTTGCTGCTCTGTTATGGTTATTCTTCTGAGCATTATAGATTTCTTTTGCCTTGAAATAAGTACCTTTGTAATTGGTAGAGCTTCCCGATAGTCCGTGTGGTCTATCGCGGGTACAACAATGCGAATGCGAATGGCGGTGTGTCGAATGCGAATGCGAATAACGATGCTTCGAACACGAATACGAATGTCGGCTCGCGTCTGGAAATCTAACAAATCGGCGTACAGCAGCGGGGACGTGTCCCCAATGCGGTGCCGAGGGAAGCAAGCCACAGCAACAGCACCCATTAGGGTGGAAAGCTGAAAAATCACGCGTCGGGTGGAGTTTGGTAGGCTGTTATCAGTTCGAAGAAGTCAGACCCGGGGAAAGGAAGGCCCTTATCTTCCGTATTATAAACCAACAGCAGAACCGTATGCGCAGGGAAGGATATATCATAGAGGAAATCATCGAATACTCCAATATGTCGGAGGCTTTCGATGCCGTACTGCGCGGAACGGATCGTAAAAGGTCAACGCAAGGACGGTATCTGCTTGCCCATAGGGAGCAAGTTATCGTCAAATTGACGGAGGCCATTGCAAGCGGTTCATTTCAGCTTGGCGGATACCATGAAAGAGAAATCGAGGAGTATGGCAAAAAACGCACCCTGCAGATTTTATCCATGTATGACCGCATCGCGGTATATGCCGTAATGAACGTGGTGGACCGTCACCTGCAGAAACGCTATATCCGGACTACCGGAGCCAGCATTAAACGCCGTGGCACTCATGATCTGATGAACTGCATACGTACCGATCTGCAAAAAGACCCGGAAGGCACGCTGTATGCCTACAAGTTTGACATCCGCAGGTTCTACGACAATGTGCGGCAGGATTTTGTGATGTGGTGCTTCCGCAGGATATTCAAGGACGAAAGGCTGTTGGTGCTGCTGGAGCGGTTCGTGACAATGCTGCCGGAGGGTATCAGCTTCGGACTGCGCAGCTCACAGGGAGCAGGCAACCTGCTTCTGTCTGTATTTTTAGACCACTATCTGAAGGATAAGTACGGGGTTCGTTATTACTATCGCTATTGCGATGACGGACTGGTACTCGGCAAAACGAAAGCGGAATTGTGGAAGATTCGTGATGTTATTCACGGGCAAATGGAGAAAATAGACTTGGAGATCAAGCCGAATGAACGGGTGTTTCCTGTAGAAGAAGGCATTGATTTCCTTGGCTATGTTATCCGTCCTGACTATGTGAGATTGCGGAAACGTATCAAGCAGAAGTTTGCCCGGAAGATGCACGAGGTAAAATCGAGAAAAAGACGGCGGGAACTGATTGCCAGTTTCTACGGCATGACGAAACACGCCGACTGCAATAAGTTGTTTAAAAAATTAACAGGCAAAGAAATGAGAAGTTTTAAAGACTTGAATGTCGCTTACAAGCCGGAGGACGGCAAGAAGCGATTTCCCGGAGTGGTGGTAAGCATCCGGGAACTGGTAAACTTACCGATTGTAGTGAAGGACTTCGAAACAGGTATCAAGACCGAGCAGGGAGAAGACCGCTGTATTGTGGCCATTGAAGTGAACGGTGAGGCAAAGAAGTTCTTCACCAACAGCGAGGAAATGAAGAATATTCTCGCACAAGTGAAAGAAATGCCGGATGGCTTTCCGTTTGAAACGACCATCAAGACAGAGACCTTCGGCAAAGGTAGAACCAAATACGTGTTTACATGAGAAGAGTTGAAGGAAGTGCCGGTGTGTCGCTGATGGAATGCACGAACCCGGTTAAAGACAAATGGCGCATCCGCTGGGATGTGCAGGAGAAAGAGAACGGCTCTGCCTCCTACATGGAAGAGGAGTTTAACCATAAACCTACCGGCGAGGAAATTCGCACATTGGTTATGTCCTGGTATAATAGCCAGACTGATGCAGCTATCCTGTCCGGATTCACCTATAATGGTGCCCCTGTATGGCTTTCTACGGAGAACCAGTATAACTATAAGGCAGCATACGATTTAGCCGTTCAGACGGGCGGAGAAACCCTACCGGTGACGTTTAAGTTTGGTTCGGATGAACAACCGGAATACCATACTTTTACCCAGTTAGATGAACTGAAAGACTTCTATACAAAAGCAGTAGGATTCATTCAGAAAGTTCTGGCTGAAGGCTGGAAAAAGAAGGATAAATTCAAATTGGATTTGTATCGGATTGAGTAATTGAAAATCCCCTCGGGGGTGGGATTAAAAAAAGCCCCCGGCCTGTTAAATAGTCGTCTCACTTACTATAAAACCAAAAACGCTCAGAGCGCACGACCGGGGGCCAATACCCTCGTTCGCGCTCTGAGCGTTTGTATTTTTTTGGATGGCGAAATATCCGCCTAATAAGTGAGACATTGCAAAAGTACAAAAATGATTGGATATGACATTGTTTGAAGCACTTAAATTTAACAGAAAACCGCTTGAATTGCTTATAAGTTTGGGCGGCAAGCAGGATGACCTTCGATTCATAGACTTATATACAGAGTATGAGGTCATGAAAAATCGGGGTGAGAAGACCACTTATGCAGTGGCGTTTTTGGCAAATAAATATTCTGTAAGCGAACGCAAGGTGTATGACATTATCAAACGGTTTGGAAAGCACTGCACGCTCGGTGCAGTGTGATTGATGTGCCGGAGATACCTTGTGTTATCTGATGTGGCTAACTTTGCACAGACAAAAATCAATAGCTTATGAATAAGTATTACCAGACATTAGACAAGATACTCCAAACGGGCAAGACCCAAACCAACAAGAAAGGCTGTATCAAATACCTATTGAATGAAAGGCTTATGCTGACCCCGGCTGATTTACTTGATATATTTGAAAGCCATGGGATAGCCAGAAAGAAACTGAAAGAAGAATTGAAGCTGTTTATGCAGGGTATTCGAGATGTGGAAAGATATAAGGAGGCAGGTATTACCTGGTGGGACTATTGTGGCCATACCCTTGTGAATAGCTACCCCACTTACTTTGAAAAGCTTCCACCCCTTATAGCTAAGATTAACCGGGAAAAGCGCAACAGCAAGAACTATGTTCTGTTTCTTGGAGAGACCGGGGTGGAAAGCAACCAGGCACCCTGCCTGAGCCTTGTGCAGTTCCAGATTGAAGAGGGGGAACTGGTATTATCTGCATACCAGCGCAGTTCTGATGCCAACCTTGGGCTTCCGGCTGATATTTATCATCTTTATCTAATGGCAAGGCAGGTGGAACTTCCTTTGAAGTCCATAACCCTTGACCTTGGGAATGTGCATATATATGAAAATAACATTGACCGGACCATGGAACTGTTATCCGGAGTTGAGAATATTAAATTTGAATTGAACGTATGACGAAAATGAATCTGTCGGCACCGCTGCCATTTGTGGGCCAAAAAAGAATGTTTGCCAAAGAATTTATAAAGGTATTGGACCAGTTTCCTGATGATACCGTTTTTGTGGATCTGTTTGGTGGCTCGGGGTTACTTTCCCATATTACCAAAAGAATGAAACCAACTTCCACTGTTGTTTATAACGATTTTGATAACTACCGATTTAGGCTGGCTCATATTCCACATACAAATAAGCTTTTAGCCGACATTAGAACGCTGGTAGGGGATTCGGTACCCAAACATAAGGCAATCAAAGGAAAGCTGAGGAAATGCGTTTTAAAGCGTATTGAAGAAGAGGAAGCGAGTGTGGGGTACGTGGACTTCATTACTCTATCGTCATCCCTTATGTTCTCTATGAAATATAAGTTGTCTGTGGAGGAAATGAGCAAGGAAGTTCTTTATAACAATATCCGTAAGAATGGATACCCTGAATCATTGGACTATTTGGAAGGGCTGGAAATAGTTTCATGCGACTACAAAGAGGTCTATAATCAATATAAGGACGTACCTGGAGTGGTGTTTTTAATAGATCCTCCTTATCTATCCACTGATGTCGGAACGTACAACATGTATTGGCGTATGTCCGATTACTTAGATGTTTTAAAAGTCCTCGAAGGTCATTCTTTCGTTTATTTTACATCAAACAAATCATCTATAATTGAATTGTGTGAGTGGATCGGGGCAAATAAAACCATCGGAAATCCATTTGAAGGCTGCACAAAAAGAGAATTCAATGCCCACATGAATTATTCTTCAGGATACACTGATATAATGTTGTTTAAAAAGCAAGGCATTCCCATTGATAAAATGGCAGCTTAA